GGCGGTCAACGAGATCATCAAACACGCGGCGTTGAATACGACCGGCACGGGCTTGTATGGCTATGTGGCTCCGTATCGCAGTCAGGCCAAGTCGATTTCGTGGGACTACATGAAGCGGTATGCAAGGCCGCTGCTGAAATCGGTCAATGAGGCTGAACTTCAGGTGGACCTGATCAACGGCAGTCGGATTCGGCTGTTTGGGGCGGACAACGCTGACGCCATGCGCGGCCTGGGGTTTGATGGCGTCTATATGGATGAGTATGGCGACTTCAGGCCGAGTGTCTGGGGTAACGTCATTCGGCCTGCATTGTCGGATAAGCAGGGCTGGGCGGTGTTTGGTGGCACACCCAAGGGCAAGAACCAGTTTTGGGAAGTGCTACAGACGGCCAGGATGAACCCTAAGCAATGGCATCATCTGATCCTGAAGGCTTCGGAGAGCAAGATTCTGCCTGAGGAGGAATTGGAGGACAATCGCAGGCAGTTGTCCAAGGACCAGTATGAGCAGGAATACGAGTGTAGCTTTGAGGCGGCGATCCTGGGCGCGTTTTATGGCCTTGAAATGCGGCTTGCGAATGATGAGAAGCGCATTGGCAAGGTAGACTATGATCCGAGCCTTCCGACATACACGGCTTGGGACCTGGGATACCGCGATGATACGGCAATTTGGTGGTATCAGGTGCTACGCAATGAAATCCATGTGTTTGACTACCATGCGGTGAGCGGCAAGGGCATCAAGGAACTGGCCAAGATCGTTACGGACAAGAAGTATCACTATGAGAAGCACTTTTTGCCGCATGACGCCAAGGCCAAGACCCTTGCGGCGGAAGGTAAGAGCATCATTGAGCAGCTTGGGGAGTATCTTGGGCTGCAAAACATGGCGATTGTGCCTGATTTGAGCCTTCAGGACGGGATTCAGGCGGTTCGTAAGACCTTGCCGATTTGCTGGTTTGACGAAAAGAGGTGCTATGAGGGAATTGAGGCTCTGAGGCAGTATGAGCGTGAATATGATGAGGATAAGAAGGCTTTTAGGCCCACGCCCAAGCACAACTGGTGCTCGCATCCGGCAGATGCGATGAGAATGCTGGCAATTTCGTGGAATAAACACCAGTTTTCAGAGAAAAAGACGCACAATCCACATACTTTGTTGGTTGGCGAAGAAAACTCGGCTACATTGAATGACATGTGGGCCTCCAGGCCGCGCCAGAGAAGGCAACGGATATGAGCGGCGTCAATTACCCCTATCGCTATCAGTATGAAAACGTCGCCGCCAGTCAGACCAATCAGGTCATGGGTGGCACGGGGGCTGCTGGGGACTATTTGCACCGGCTGGTTTGCGTGGTTAGCACGGCTGCGACGGCGCAAGTGCAGATCAAGGATGGCTCTGGCACGGCGTTTAACGTGCTGCCCAACTCGCCCGGCGGTGGTATTGGCACTTATGTCCTCGAACTAAACATGGTTTCGGCTTCGGGCGCTTGGCAGGTGACGACTGCGGCGGGTGTGGCGGTTACGGCGGTTGGCGTATTCTCGGCTTAAGGGCTAGGTCATGGCTGAACTGCCTGTTACTCCCGCGCTACAAAAATACCTGAACATCATCGGGCAATACAACCGCGAGTTTACCAAGTGGGAATCGCGTTCGACCAAGATCATCCGCCGCTACCGCGATGATATCCGCACGAATGGGGCGTCGAGTTCCGAAGCCGCCCGGTTTAACGTGCTGTGGTCGAACGTGCAGACGCTTGTGCCTGCGGTGTTCTCGCGTTTGCCAAAAGCGGACGTATCCCGTCGCTTTGCGGACCATGATCCAGTTGGCCGGGTGGCAAGCCTGCTAATTGAACGCGCCCTGGACTACGAAATTGAGCATTATCCCGACTTCCGGTCGGCCATGAAGAATGCGGTCGAAGATCGGTTCCTTGGCGGTCGCGGTGTGGCTTGGGTGCGCTATGACCCACACATTATCGAAGTTGGCAGGCCCGAAGACGGATTCCAGATAACGGAAGACGTTGACGACGAAGGCGATAACCAGCCCCAAGAGGCCATCGAATACGAGTGTGCGCCGACTGACTATGTGCATTGGCGCGACTTCGGGCATAACGTGGCGCGGACCTGGGAAGAAGTCACCCAGGTTTGGCGTTGGGTCTATATGTCCAAGGCGGCCTTGAGGGAGCGGTTTGGGGATGAACTTGCCCGCAAGATTCCGACCAACGATACGCCTGAAGGGCTTACGAAATATGGGCAGTCCACCAAGAGTGCAGACCAAGCCAAGATTTGCGAGTTGTGGGACAGCGAGACGCAAAAGGTCTACTGGATAAGTGAGTCTCACCCTGAAATCTTGGATGAGCGGGATGATCCGCTTGACCTTGAGGGCTTCTTCCCGTGCGCCAAGCCGCTGTATGCGACGACGACCACGGATAGCTTGGTCCCGATCCCTGATTTTGTGCTGTATCAGGATCAGGCTAACGAACTGGACATCCTGACAGACCGCATTGATGGACTGATCAAGGCGCTTCGCGTTCGCGGTATCTATGACGCCTCACAGCCCGCGCTTCAGCGGCTTTTGACTGAAGGCGACAACAATACTTTGATCCCTACGGACAAATGGGCCGCTTTTAGCGAAAAAGGTGGCCTTAAGGGGACAATTGACCTTCTGCCCATTGACGCCATCGCGGCGACGCTGATCCAGTGCTATCAGGCCCAGGCACAGATCAAGGGCCAGATTTACGAGATCACAGGCATTTCGGACATCATTCGCGGCCAGACGGCGGCAAGTGAGACGGCCACCGCACAGCAGATCAAGGGCCAGTATGCGGGGCTTAGGCTTCGCGCCATGCAGGAATCCGTGGCGCTGTTTGCGACGGAATTGATCCGGCTTAAGGCACAGATTATCTGTTCGAAATTCCAGGAAGAAACCATCCTGCAATATGCGGCGGCACAGCAGTTGTCGCCCGAAGACCAGCAGATGATCCCGCAAGCCCTGCAATTGTTGAAGTCCAATCCGCTGCGAAACTTCCGCATTGAGGTTGCGGCGGATAGCCTTGTTCAGCTTGACGAACAGCAGATGAAGCAGGAGCGCATTGAGTTCATCGGTGCGTTTGGCAACTTCTTGCGCGAGGCTGTTACGGCGGGGCAACAGGTGCCCGAACTGACGCCAATGCTCATGAAGGTCATGCAGTTTGCCATTGGTTCGTTCAAGCAGGCCAGGACCATTGAGGGCGTCATTGACGTAGCCCTTCAGAAGCTAGAGCAAAAGCAGGCTGAACAAGCCCAAAACCCGCAACCCGATCCTGAAATGATGAAGGTCCAGGCGGAACAGCAGGGCGCTCAAATGAAGATGCAGGCCGATCAACAGGCGGCGCAAATGAAGATGCAGCTAGATTCTCAAATGCAGCAGGCCCGCATTCAGGCCGACACGCAGATTGAGCAAATGAAGCTGCAAATGCAGATGGACCTTCAGCGCCAAAAGCAAGAGTTTGACGCGCAAATGAAGATGCGCGAAATGGCTCAAAAAGAGGAATTTGAAAACTCCAAAGCGCGGCTTGACGCTGACACTAAGGTCATGGTAGCCAGAATTAGTGCCAATCCTGGGGCTGATCTTCCGTTGCTCGAAGATAACAAGACGGCGATGGAGGACATTGGCGAAACGCTTAAGCAAGTCATGGAAGTTGTTTCGGCCACTTACAACGACATGCTGAACCGCCAATCGGACATTGTGGACCGGCTGGACAATGCCGTTGAGCAATTGACCGCTCCCAAGCGTCTCATTCGTGGCCCCGATGGACGCGCCGTTGGCGTCGAAATCGTGCGCCCAAGCATCCAATAGGTAAGCAATGGCCACATATAACAAGTTCAACGCATGGGCCGAAACAATGGTGGAGGCGGCAAATCTTGCCTCCGACCAATTTGTGATTGCTCTGACAGACAGTGCGCCCATCGCGTCAAATAGCGCCTTGGCGGATATTACGCAGATTTCCTACACCAACCTGTCGTCGCGCAACGTCTCGACTACAAGTTCTTCGCAGACATCGGGAACCTATACGCTTGTGCTTGCCGACTTGGTTATGACGGCATCGGGAAGCGTGGGTCCGTTTCGCTATGTCGTTCTTTACGACGACACCGTTGCAGGCGACCCGCTTGTTGGATGGTGGGATTATGGCTCCAGCATCACGATGGCGAACACGGAGACTTTCACCGTGGACTTCACGGGCGCTGCGATAACGCTGTCGTAAGGGGGGAATTGTGGCTGACAACGTAGGCTATACACCTGGGGTTGGCGCAACGGTCGCTGCTGACGACATCGGCGGTGTCCTGTTTCAGCGCCTAAAGCTTGCGCTTGGCAGCGAAGGCGTAAACCAGGGCGACGTTCAAGGCGCGACAGCCGATCCGGTCGGCAATGAACTTGCCATGTTGGTTCGGTCGGTGGCCGAAGACAACGCCTATACGCAAGAGTTGCTGAACACCATCGCGCAAATCCTGCGTTCGGTCTGGCAAATGGGTTCGGCGGCGGGTGCGCCGTCGCTCACGGTTCGGAACTCTACACAGGCGGATTTC